TCCACCAACAGTAAGAGTTTGAATTTCTGCTACAGGTGCAGTATCTAAATAGCTAGTTACAGCTATTTCTGAAGAAACGTCTGTACTAGATAAAGATTCGTTATCTAAAGAAGACAATTTAATACTATTTGGTGTAGATGTGTTAATCAAAAATTTTACAATAGTATTTGTTGATAATCCTGTCCCTTCATGACTAACTTCAATAAAATCATCAGTTAAATCTTTATTAACTAAAGTTAAATAGTTATCTGAATTTATCTTGTCACTTGCTACTGCTGTACCTGTTTGATCTTTTCCTGTAAATGCTTTTTCAAGTTGATTTAAAAATGAATCAACATTTAATCCACTAATACCAACAACTATTTCATGCGGATCAGATTCAGTTCCTGCAGAAGTTGTAAGTAATTCTGGGACGATATCAGCATTTGAAGTGTTAAAAATAAACTTGATCCATTTAATATCACTTGACCCTACAGCTTGAATTAAAATAAAATCATTATTTGAAGGAAGTTCAGTGTTTGTCAAAGTTATTTTTAACTTTGAAGAAACTAAAAGAGATTGTAAACCTGAATCTTCTAACAAAGTGCTATCTGCAGTATCTCTCATAAACGCACCTAAGAAGTGTGTACGACCTGCTTTAGTTGCACCTACCAAGTTTGCATCTGTTATTGTAGCATATTTATTTTTAACTAAGCTATCATTTGTATACGAAATATTTTCACCAACAATAAATCCTGCGCCGGTAGTTCTTTTAGATGAAGACATTGTTCCGTCTCCACTTCCAACACCTAGAACACGAACATAAGCACCTGATTGTGCGTTTCGCATCCATTCATTCATTGCGAGTGGACCAAATAAGTTTGAATTACTATTTTTACTTACTTCTGACATAGAACCAAAAGTGTCACTGAATTGTTGCATTGAAGCAAAAACTTCAGGTACAAAAGCAGGCCCACGCTTTGCAGGCCCAATCACAGCAGCAGGAACACCAACAGGTAATTGTTCTTGATCCCTAACTTGTGATAAATCTATTTCTTTGAGGGTTACTCTTGCTGAGCCTTGATTGTCGGCCATATCTGTCATCTCCTATTTAATTTAATTCTTATCTTTATATATTATGGAAATTCAACACCTGCGTTTGTAATTACAAAATCAATTGCAATAAACTCAACAGCACGAGTTGGAACAATAATAATTCTACCATTAAGACGATTATTATCTACGTCTTCATTCGTATTATTAGTATCATCCATAACAACACGAAAATCTTCGATTCCTTGATCAATCTGTATTGATGCTAATTGTGAAGATGAACTTTGAACAAATCTTTGACGAGTTTCACTATTATTTTGCTCAAACAAAAGACCTTGTGCAATTAACTCAATACGTCGTTTAACTTCTAGAACTAAACGACGAACATTAACTCGATCTAAAGCTGTCCTTGCTAATTGCGAAGTCTTTTGACCAAATATTACAAATTGTTTGTTAGGGAAATTAGCAATAGGATTAATCCTTGCTTCGTAAAGCGTATCACGGTTTTCTGCATTAAGTCTTACATCAATTGCCTGAATTGTTTCTAAAGATCCTCTTGTAAATCCTGCTGGTGCAAACCATGGTTGAGAAATATCGTCAGTCTTAGCTAATGCTCCCAAAGCAACAATTGAAGGAGGTACTTTAATCATTCTACGACTAGAAAGTGCTCCATCTTCATCATCACTGAAGTCTAGTATCTTAATATCAGGGAAGTACGATGCTGTATATGATGAGTTAACTTCTCTCCCATCAAATGCACTAGCTGTTTCATCAACATCAGGTCTTCCACTAGATATTCCTTTTTCATTAACAAAGACTCTAACTCCTAATGAATCATGTTGAGGTATATCCATTAAATAAAGAGCTTTTCCATATTGTTCACACTTAATCTTAACAGTGTCAGTAATAAATGGGTCTCTAATATTTGGAATTAAAAGAACGTTATGGTTTACTATCATCTCATCAGTCATAACACTTACTGCGTTAAGATAAGATGAAACCACGTTGTTTGATAATTCTGATCCTTGAAGACTTGCATCAGATGTCCCACTCAAAGCACTAGCAAATCCACTAGTTGAGGCTTTTCCTCCTGTCTCAATTGATGCAGCACGATCTGTCATGTAAAAAGAGTCAGAATCTGTAATGTTTAAGCCATCAAATCCACCATAAAATGGTGCAGTAAATTTAGCGCATACACTATACTTGTTAAACTTTAAAGGATCTTCAGCTAGTAATTTAGCTAAAGTCATTCTAACATTTTGTATATCAGCATTTTGATTTTCTCCACTAAGTGGGTCTTGAGAATCTGTGCCATTAAAATCAATTGTGTGTGTTGAAGAATCGTATATAGTTGATGATACATCTGCATTTCTGATGTATACTGCGTCTTTAAATAAGTCTCCAACAGTTCCCTTAATAGCACCAACAGTTAAGTCAGCGACCTCAGATGATCCTTCAATCTTTGTAGGTGTTTTAAAACAAACTTTTGCTAAAGAAAACTTATTGTTATTATGTGAATCAGATAACTCTGTTTTTGTAGAAATAACAGTACTATCTGCACCTAGAAACTTTGTATAATTTTCTAAAAGATGATTAAACTCTGTACTGTAGTTGGGATTATTTATATCTTTAATCCTTGATGTCATTAGTCCCCAGTGAAGATTAAAGTCTACAGATTCTGAAGGTGATGACTCACCTGTGAATGTTTGTGCGTATGATGTTCCTGTTTTTACACTACCTTTTGTTAATTTAAAACGACTAGGTAAAGGTGGCATGACTGCTTTATTAAGACTAGTACTATCAACATCAGTAAATGTTGTAAAAAGAGTACCTGAGTTTGATCCATCTCGACCGTTTTGATTAAGTAAAAGTGCTGGAACGCCTCGATAACCGAAAGGAAGAGATGTTGATGGTGATTCACCATTTAAAACGTCATCGCTAACAACAACTCGAACTCGTGTTGAATTGTTTTTAAATGATCCTTCTCTAATAAGTCGTCTTTCAGATTTGTTCGTCTCAAAGTTATAATAAACCTTTTGGTCACCTATAACATTACCAATAAACGAAGTAGAGTTTGCATCTAATGAACAGTTTGTATAGGTTTCATAAATAATCTGTGCTTCATCTGTATCTTTAAGATCTCTAATAGAAACTGTAAATGTTCCAAATTCATTTGTTGGATCAGTACTTGCTCTTAAATTAGAAATTGATATTTTATATTTATCATTTGCATATGCACCATCATCTAAAGACTCAAAGTGAAAAAGATCGTATTCCTTGTCACCAAAAGGTTGAGAAATAAATGATGGTGTCTCAGGAGATGTAAATCTCTTTTGAAAGTTTGAATACTTAGCGTCGTAAGCTCCCGTTGTATTTCCTCTTAATACAGCAACTCCTCTGCCTTTAGTTTCTGCAACAGTTACATCAACAGGAAAATGCGTGTACAAAAGAACTTTATGCTCTTCAAATGAAAGAGGATCTGTATTTAGTACCTTTGATATATAATCAGGACTAGATGGATCAAGAGATACACTATAACTTTCAACTAAGGAATCATCACTACTTAATTTAACTTGTATATCAAATTTGCCGCTTGTAGCGTTTATTGTTACTGCATCTGCACTACTACCAACTTTTATATAGACATCTTTATGAGCAAACAACATTGCTCTTACTAAATGAACTAATTGATCTGGAGTACTACCAATTGTGTTTGTTGTTCCATTAAGATTCATGTTTGTAGTGTGAGAATCGTTATCATTAAACATTCCTAGAGAAAGAAATTCTGCATCATTAAGTTGATGTTGTGCTGCAATGAAAAAGACGCTGCCTACTCCATTTGCATTTCCACTTGAAAGTTTAAATCCAGCTTTGGCTGCATCATCACCTGAACCGCTACCTAGTGTCCTGCAAAAGGTAAGTGCTTTGCCATTATTTCTAAAAAATTCTGTTGCTGCGTGTCCGCTAAGCATTCGTCTGTCAGGTGCTCCGAATATTCGAATGTACTCTTCAATTGAAGAAACAGTTGTAGGTACAAAAGCTGGACCTCTTTCTGCTGTACCAATTAACCCAACTGGAGTTGCTGTGTTTTTAAAAATTGGTCTATTAATTATTTCAATTTCGCGTTCGAAAAAACCTGGAGACTTAAATGTCTGCTCTGCCATGCTAGTTCTCCTAATATCTAAATTTATTTATCTAGTCTAATTATGATCTAAGTAATCTAATTATCTTTAATAGTAATATTAAAAATAGATTCTGCATATTTTTGATCGTAAATTGTTTCACCTGAATTACTTTGAATTCCTTTAATTTCTATAGTATTTCCTTCATTATCCTTAAAAACAACTTTTCTTTGATTTTTAGAATTAGAACTTCTTTCACCTACAAAATCATAGACTTCTAAATTTGACTCACCTACTGTATATGCTGAGCTCTTATCAGTTTTATGAATATTATCTAATGAATCGATAGCATCAACACCTATTCTTTGAGCGACAGGTTGAATATCTTCATCTAGAATTTGATCTAATATCCTGCTATTTGGGTCATTTGTTTGAATTCCTCCGTTTTGAGAATCAAGTTGAGGAGGATTATCAAGAATCTCGAAAGAAACTTGTGGAGCGCTGACAAGGGATTTTATTCCAACTTTACCGTTAGTAATATTAGGTGCAAGTATATAACCAGTTGTAGAAAGAGTCATTGAATATTTAATATATCTTTCTGCATCTGTGTAATCTGCATAATTTGTATCTTGAGAGAAACTACTTTCTACAAATGCAGGGAACCAATATCCTTTCTTACTTTCTATACGAAATTGTTGTCCAGGATTAACTGTGTAAGAACTCATTATAGTTTCTATGATTTTATTCATCTGTTGAGTAAAAGATGACCAGATTGTAATCTCGTAACTTGCACCAATATATTTAACAGGAGGTATTTCTATTGTTTCGTATATGTTGTTTTTAATTTGTGGTTTTAAACTAAATCTAGATGATTTTAAGTCTGTATTTTTATTTGTATGTTTAAGATTTTTAAATCCTTCAAAATTATTAAGTTGTCTATATTCTGTATTATTATCTGATATTTTTCTTATAAATGTCTCAGGAATCATTTCGTTGTTTGCAATTCCTTTTTGAGGTTTGTTTTCTAAGTTAGTTCTTGTTATTGATATAAGAGGCAGGATTAATGCACCAGATTTATCAGTAATTGGCTTTTTTCTTCTTAGAATAGCAAATCTTTCACCTGTTGCAAAAATAACAGGAACTTTATTGATCTCACCATGGAGATCGTAATAAAGAGGTATTTGCTTATTAAACAAATTAAATACAGCGTAATCTAAATCTTCAATACCACAAGAAGGTATAGTATAATCATATACTTTATTAGAATCTTCATATCCACTTATTAAAGATGAATTGTCTTCTTTAGTTTTATCAAATCTTGTTGTCATTATTCATCTCCATAAAAAGATGTCCCAATACCATTTACACTTTTAGTTGTCCCATCAGGTGAAACTTTTTTTGCTCCAGAAATAGGTGGATCTAACACACCATCTTTTTGAAGCTGTCTAGTGTCATGATCTGGTATACCTCTTTGTTGTTCAAATGTCGTCTGAATTGAGTCGTCTTCAATATAACTTTCTGATGTTGGTCCAAGTGCATTTTTAAATATATTTTCAATACGTGCTTGTTTAGCAGACAATTTAACTGATGCAACTCTTTCGACTTGCCCATAAATAATTTTATCATATATAAAAGATGTAATTTCAAAGAAAAATTCACCATATGATATATAATCTCCTTGTTTGACACTTATATCTCTATCAATTAAATCTCTATAATGTAAGAAAGCTGTAATTATTTTTATTTGTTCATGTCCAAATTGAGTTGTCTTAACTTCAGAAGGTTGCCACTCAACAAGACACTCAATTTCAATTGGAGGATTAAATATTTTATGTACAGACTCTTCATAGATTTCATGAACATCTGAAAGGTCTTCTCTTATTGTATAATAAAATATTTTTTGTCCTGCAACATCTTTAATAATTTCTTTTGTTAAATCTGAAAAGAAATCAGACTCTTTTTGGCCTAAAAACAAGCGTGGCATTATATTATCCTATTATTATTGCTCTACCGTTAGGAACGGGAACTCTTTTTAGTATGTTCATCATAGATTCACTCTGTGCAGAATCTGCTTCTAAGAGTTTTAAATAAGTTAATTTATCTAACGTCTCAACTAAAGATTCTAATAACTTTTGCTTATCTTCTCTTCCTTGACTTATAAGATCGCTACCATTTAATTGGACGTCACTTCCAGGAATAGGTACAGAACTAAATTTTGATCTTATTAACCCTAAAGTTTCTTTACAAAGTGATAATGTATATTGTCTTATCCACTGTCGACTCATTTGATTTATTTTACTAAAGTTTATGTTACCAAATGGAATATTAGATAAATTTGAGACACCCTCAACAGATACATCGTCATAAGGTAAATTAGGCTTAAAAGGATCAGCTGGAAAAGAAAACTTAACGAATAAATTTTGTGGATTTTCTTGAGAAGGCCTAGGGAATATTCTTAATTCTTGTCCTTGGAGTTTATAACTATAATTACTTCTTCTTATTCTATTAGATATGTCTAATTGTCCTGCACGAAGTATATCTTCAAAAACAGGAAGAACATAAAATACTGTTTCTGGTGTAAAAGACTCAAAAGTAAATTGATTATTTAAATAGTTAATTGC